TCTACATAAACAGCACCATTGATGCCATCTGCAACAGTATTTACATCAGCGATGTTGTCTGAAACTGTATTGATATCAGCGATATTGTCAGCAACCGTATCGAAGTTTACCGTTAATGGGCCAGCCTCAGGATTGCCTGTAGTGGCATTAAATGACATTACCCGACCAGCTCGACTTGTCTTGCCAGGTAACTCCATATCAATGTTAGTAGGATCAGTTACAGGCGCTCTAACTGAGCGTAAAACACCATCAGCATTCTGCTGAGCAAAGATGGTCTGATAGTCGAACTCATCATTCAGGGTATTAGCAAACAGATCACCACCTGTTGTGAAGTCTGTCTGACGCTCAATCCCTTTATCACCAACGATTGCTATGGTGTCAGAAGAGGTAGGGGCTGTGGATAACTGCCCACCAAGAACCAACGTAACCGAGCCTGTACCGTCAGCATTAATAGTAACGGTGTAATCAGTCGTCAGGGCTAACAGCGTTGAATTAACGTGAACACTGATATTGTCCTCATTGATGATCTCAAATGAGAAAGAGAACGGCCCTGTCGTGCTGTTACCAGCATAGACAATCCGGCGTAGTACGTCTGAGATTTGAATGGTCACTTATGCTCTCCTAAAGCTCGCATAATACACTTAGCAATCATAGAGTTAAAACACATTATGGAAGCATCGCCTCAATTCTTGATTCGATCTTCATCTCTTTGCCAGCCTTCTTAATATCAGCGCCCATAACCAAGCCAATCTCTTCATCTAAGAGTTGCTGTTTAGCATCTTTGTAGAAGTCAGAAATAACTTGCTTAATGTACTTTTGAGCCGCTAGAGGATCATCTTGAGCCATTGACATGAACGCATTGTCGTAAGGAAGCTCAGCAATCGAGTCTTCTAGGGTCTTGCCGTACTCGTTAGGCTCAGAGGTAGCTAGCTCAATCCAACGGTTGTACTGACTAGGAGTCAGCTCAACACCATCAATCTTGCGCTTAGGCTTGTACTGGCCTACATCAAATACATTGATGACATCGTATGCTGGGCTATATTTCTGCTCAGAAATGCGGAATGGGAAAGCTCTCATCCAAGCGCTAGAAGCTGCATGAGTCAGTTGCTCACCTGTAATCGGGTCTAACTGCTGTGGCACTTTGCCACTAAGGAATGGATTGCGAGACTTGTACTGCGCTAATGAGTCAATAAAGCCCTTAGCTACAGGATTCAGATCGTCATATTCCTCAATATCAGCACGAGGAATGCGACGCTCAGGATTGAGTACACGATCTGTGTAAGCAATTAGAGAGCTGTAAGCACCAGCAGGAGTGCCACCAATAGCAACCTCACCTGCTTGCTCAGACAGACGCTTGATTACACTAGCGTAATAATCAGCACCTTCTTTGCCTCGACCCACGAAAGTCTGCATGATTTCAGAGATACCTGAAACCATTGGCAGCTCAGAGACATAATCGCTAGTACCGATAACAAGACCCATCATCAAGTCTTCCATGTTCTTAGCATCAGGCTCCATGATGCTGTACTCACCAAGAGTTGCGCCCATACCCATTAATGCGCCAATTGGCTCTAATCCTGCGTAAGATACGAAGACTTTGTTGTTGCCAGAGGTAACGGTTGTATACTTTCTGAACTCAGCTAATGTGTCCTCAGATACATCACCCGCATCAAATACGATACTGTATGGTTGCCAACCAGTAGCCTGAAGCGCTTTCTTCTGATCTGGCGAGAATGGCCCTGCACCTGTGATGCCACCCTCTAATGCTAGAGAGCTAACGCCGTACATCATGCCAGCACCTAGTGTCATACGAGCCATTACCATGTCACGTCGAATGCCACCAGCAGCCCAGTCTTCACGAACTTTCTTGGAGAGAACAGCAGTAGGTAAACGCTTGTTCAACTCGATAGCAATGTTGGTAGGAGTACGGATAAATGGAACGTAAATCTTCATCAGCGGGTGCTGAGCAATCTTTTCCATTGACGCTAAATTCCCCTCTAGCTTACCCGTAAAGGTCATCTCTTCAGAGAAATCAATCGCTTGACGATGCAAGTCATCAGGTGGATCAGCTAATAAATCAGCCATACGCTGCTGAGCTTTCTGCTCTGCTACAGCAACATCATCACCCATATCTAAGAACTCATTACGAGCCTTAACATATTCACGGTAGCCTAAGCTATTCAGGTGACGACGATAGTTGAATGCCTTGAAAAACTCGTCTTCTGCCATCAATGCACGACCTGGCATGGTTACGAACTTACCGTAATACCCCATACCTTTAGCCATAGCCTTCTGGAAATCAGAAGCGTCATCAGCAACCTCAATAGCAAATGGATCACTAACGGTGCGAGTTTCTAGCTTAGAGCGACCTGTAATCTGCTTATTCTCAGTCCAGGCTTTCTTGCCTAGAGCTAAGCCTTCACGCATACCCTGACCCATGCTGTACATATCAACAAAGATTTCCTGCTGACGGATGTAATCAGGTGAGTTGAATAGAATGTTACGAGTCTTGCCAATCAATGCAGCAGTTTGCTTCTCAGCGAGGTTCAAGCCTGCATAAGCTGCGTTAGCCGTCATATTCTTAATATGGGTGACAGGAGAGGACAAAATGCCGTTAATCCATGTCGTAATCCAAATATCCTTGACTCGACCACCAAGAGTGCGCTCAGCGAGCTTGTGAGCCTTCTCAGGGCCTCCAGCGCTCAAGTAAGCCTTAGCTAGTGCTTGTGCGTCTCCGCGTCCACCAGAGGCTTCTAAGACCTCATCAAGACGGAATCCACGATCTACGTCTGCTTCACGCGCCTGATTGAAGATAGCCAAAGATCGTGCAACATCAGCTTGCTTGCGTTTAGCACCACGAGCAATAGCGCCCTCAAGAGCTACAGCTTGACGGAACTCAACTAGAGTTTCATCTGAAACATCGCCAGCCTCAATGCGTTTAGCGAGATCATGTGAGCGTTTACCTGCATCCGTTAATGCAAGCATCATTTTGTACACTTCACCAGGATTAGCATTTAGCTTGGCATTAGGGTTAATGATCTTTCTAACGAAAGACTCTGAATAGCCCATTTTTTCGATCTTGCTAGTAAGCTGACCGAAATCCATCTTCTCAATCTGACCTGCGCCAGAAGCCTGAGCTACCTGATCAATATGCTGCTTTAGCTCATCAGGGCCATTAATCTTGTTGAGGTTAAAGATAGTCTCAGGTGGAGTACCCTCAACTGCGCCTGATGTCGGAACAATTTGATCAGGCTCTTCTATCTCAGTTTTACCAACTAGATTAGGGTCTTCCTTAGTACGCTTAGGTGCTTTGGTAAGAACATCCTTTAGCTTACCCATACCCAAGATAGCCACATCTGTCTCTTCTGGCTCAGGTGCTTCTTCAAGGCCAACCTGAGCAATGTCAGAAACCTCTGGCAACAAGTCTTCGGTCATTACGCCATCAATCAAAGCATCTTGCTGCTCTTCTGCTGAAGCGTCTACTAATGGGTCGATATTCTCGATCATTGTGGGATTCCTGCTACGTTAGCGTCTGCTAATGGCAATTCATTTTGCACATCGCGTAAACCTTTAATTATTCCTGCGTAATAAAGCTCTTTTGCCACTCTATTATCCATTCCAGCAGTATACTTGCGATTATCTTTACGACGCATTTCTTTAGCGAAACGCTTTACATCTTGATCTGCGGCAGCTTTAAGTACAGCAGTCCAACTTTTACCAGCCTTAGTGCCGCCTACGTTGTAGGCTAAAGATGACAATGCTTGACGATATGGCTCACCTAACTGATCCCAAGATGTAGCAATATTCGCTAATTTTCCATCCCAGTGCTTTCTAGCTGCTGTAACATTCTTCTGCATATCAGCTTCAAGAATCTTCAATCCATCAGCTTCAGAGATTTCAATGTAGTTACCTTGAGCATCCTTAAATGGAATGCCGTGAATCTTGCCTGAACGCTCTTCAGCTTTAGTAATCTTGTGGCCAAAACCAATGTCTTTAGATCGTTGAGCTTCTGGCTTATTAGCTTCTCTAGCATCAGCAGTAGGAACTGCTAAGCCACCATGCCAAGTTTCCATTTGATCAGCTAATGCTTGATTGAATTCTTGATTGGTTGCACCTTCTACTGTCGGAGCCACTACTGCTGCACCAGCGCCACCGGCCTGTGCTACAGCTTTAGGGCCTTTCTTAACGACTGTGCGTATAGCATTAACAACACCACCAGGGCCAAGCATTTCGCCAATAGCGGCTGCTGCTTCTTGATCTTCATTACCTGGAATTTGCGGCATAGCCTCACTAACTTCTTCGGTGGTATAAAGTTTAGTCGGCTCAGCCATGCCAGCTAAAAAAGCGTCAGCAGCGCCTTCACCAGCCTCTCTGTCAATAATGTTTTTGATTCCATAGAATATGCTCTCAATATCGCCACCAGCACCCAATGTGCCAGCTAATGCACCTCGAAGCATTTCGCCCCAAGTACGACCTACACCTTCAGCATAAGCGCCAACAGAATCATCTGTAGGAACTTCAATGCCTTGCATTGATACCGTTAAAGGGTCTTCACTTGAGAAGCCAATAGAACGTTCCCAATCGTTAAGGAACATATTGTCGAGGTTATCTTCCATTATCGCTCCAGACTCTTAATAGCATTGTTGATAGCGCGTCTAACGCTATCATCCATCTTAATATTCTTTATCAGTGTTGGATTCTGCATTAACTCAGCCGCTTTAGACTCAAGCTCAGTATCCTCTAAATCAGAGAATGCTGATACTTTGCGTAACGCAGCAGCAATACGCATTTGGACAGAAGTAGCTCTTTGCGCTTCAATAGAGTTGACTTTGCGCTGCACTGCTACATCAATCAATTCTTGCAAATTAACATCAGGTGGAGCCTTTAACACTTCTGACTTTAGCTCAGCCTTCATTTGTGTCTTTTGCTGTGGCTTGAGAGGTAGCTTGTCAATCTCAGCAACAATGCGACGGTTAGCTGCACGAATCTCACGATTCTCAGTTTTAACAATACGATCTTGCAGCTTACGAGCCTGAGTCCAGTTAATCTGATTATTCTGCGCTAGATACTTAATAGCCTCATCATTCATCATGCCATCATCAACAGCAGTCTCTAATTCAAAGATTAGCTCTGCGTTATCTAGCTCTTCACCGATCTTGCCTTCAGCCAACTTCTCAAGATAAGTTCGAGGAGTCACCATCTCGCCAGCATCAGAATTGTTTTGCCATAACTCGTTAGCAATCTCTTTCTGTCGAGTAGGATCAGCAGTTTCAGCTTCACGCATCAGATCAATAGAAATTTGCTTATAGCTTTCTTTCTGTTCTTTCTCTGCCTGGTCTGAAAATTTCTTACGGTCAGCAATCTCTTTAATAAACTTAGACTTAACCTTGTCTCGCTCATCATCAGACATAACAGCCCAAGAGCTTTCATACTCACCAAGATCATTGTTAATGATGCGCTGATAGGCTTTAGTTGGAGAAGCAGCAAACTTCTCATCTAACAAACCACGAGTAACACCGTTAATCCGAGCTTCACGCTTAGCTTCTAGTAACTTAGGTAAACGACCCTGTTGGCCCATTGCTACTGCTTGCTCTTCAATAGGATTGAAAATAGCGCCAATACGATCTTCTGCGCGAATGAGAGATTGAGTTGTAGGATTCCACGAATCACCACGATAGAACTCATCTTCTGCAAAACGTCTAACTGAGAAAATATCCTCGTCTAGCTTAGCGGCTTGGTTAGCAGCAAAGATTTTAGACTGCTTCTCAGCAACAGACTTGAGGACACCGTTACCAGCAGTGGCCATAGAAGCACGAGCTTTGATAGAGGCTTCAGGGCTGAAAGCAGAGATAGTGGCTGCATAGCCATCAATAACGTCTTGAATCTCAACCTGAGCTTCGTCAAAGCCAATCTGGTTGTTCTCAGCTAGTACTTGTAGCTCACGGAACTTCTTTTGCGCTTCAATCGATAACTGGTTAGCTAACATTGAACCTTGAGCAGCTTGCAAAGTCTCATCGTAAACATTGCCGCCAGTAAGGGCTGACAACCAAGACTTTTGCTCGCCTTTAGAGGCTACCGCTTCAGCAATCTGAGCTTCAGTAACAGGATTCTGAGCTGCATATTGCATTGCCTGTTCTTGGGCGTATTCAGTGCCTTCTTTCTTGATAAAAGACTGAAGCTGATCTAATCGACGATTAATTGTCTCAAATGATCTAGCGCTCTCTTGCAGGTTTGCAGTCTCTACACGAGGTAGGTCTGCATACATAATTCCGCGTCGTTGATATACAGGTAAAGCCATTTATTATTCCTTACGGCGCAAATGCCAATGGGTTTGTGCCATACATCATGGTTCCACCAGTACCAGTGCCAACAACAGTTCCCGTCATTTGATATGAACTGCCAACAACAGCAGGGTTAGTAGGCCCAGTAACAGGAGCACCAACACCTCCAGCACCTGGAGTAGACAACGAGTTATACATAAAGGCACCTTGAGCAACAGAGATTGCCGCATTCAAATATGCTGACTTCATTGCTTGCTTACCAGCAGCTTGTAGTGATTGACTCTGAGCCAAACCACCAGCAATCGCCATGTCAGCATTCTCAAGACCTAAGTTGTATTCTTCGCCAGCCTGAAATGCGTTCCATTGATCTACCGTCATTGGAGAGCCTGAGAATGGGTCAATGCCACCAGCAGCAGAACGAGCCACTAATGAGCCAGCCATGCGTCGTTGATTCTCTAAAACACCCAATGCTTGCTGACTGTAGTTCAGTGCATTCTGACGACCTTGAAGTTCAGCTTGCTTAGCCTTTATTTTGTACTGAGCTTGCTGAAATCTTCCTTGCTGAATAGAGCTAACTGCTTGTAAGCCCGATGCAACGGCTGCTGCTATTGCCCAACTCATTATGCACCTCCGCTAGTAGATACTTTGTACTCAAGGCCTAGCAATGTCATCTTGAGTGGATAATTTTGAGTTACAGATACGGTAGCATCTTTACTGTAACCACGAACACCGTACAGTGTCTTGATGCCAGTATAAGAGGTTGTTGGATTGTCTAACGTACCTTCTGTGTCAAACGCACGAATAGGCACTAGAACACCATTAAGGTTGATATGCTGTGTATCGTTAAGGATTGAATTAATCTCAACAATACGCTTCTTGAACGCTATTCGAGTACCGGTGCCAATATCTTTATCAACTGGCTGAGTAGTCACTTCTACGCTAAATGGCAGACCAATCTCGTAAGACGTTGTTGGTGATCTATCAAATGTAATGCTGTTAGAAGCAACTGTTTCATTGCCAAGCACATTACCATCAGCAATAACGTTTAGCGCCTCACCTTCATGGTCAAGATATGACTTTGTGCCGTCAATGTAGGGCTCAGCCTTAACAACAAAATCATCGTAATCAAGGTCAGTAGTGCTATCTAAATCTTCTGTTACTGTTGCAGTGATTGTTGAAGTTGCTTTATTTATAGCCGTAATCTGAAAAACACCCGTTCTTGCTGCGGCTGTTACTTCAATATAACTTCCAATATACGAATCATCTAGTAAATCAACTTGACCTTCAAAAGCTGTACCGTAGTCAGGACTATTGGCGCTTTGACCAGTAAAAAATGTAATTGTGCCAGTCGTTCCACTTATTGAAACTAATTGACAATTTGTTTCTTCGCTTGGCACTTCACTTATTGCACAATCAGTAAAGTAGTCTTCATCAAACACTTCGATAAAGTACTTATCCGTACCATCAAATGTACGCTTTGTGACAACATAAGTGTCAGTAACATCTACAGCAACATCAAGAAACTCACCATCGGTAATAATCTCTGACGGCGCTACAACCTGTTGTTGTGTCAGCAATGAATAAGCTGCCATTGAGCCATCATCACCATTAACAACAAACAACAAATCTGACTCATCTGTTGAAATAGCTTTTCTTAGAGCGATTGCCGTAGGCGACTTTAAGAGGTGAGATGACAACAAGGAAATGTTGTTGCTGACATAGGACAAGGTTGTGTCTGAATACAAGAACTCAGAGAGAGATTTGCCTTGTCTTTTAATGTACATGGTTCCAGAATCAAGCTGTACAACT